ATGTTTTATCGTGATGTCTTCTTTCCGTCTCTAGAGAAGCATCAGATAGACACTGTGATTCATATGGGAGATATATTCGATAGTCGTAAGTCAATTGATCTTAAAAGTCTTGAGTGGTCAAAGAAGGTTGTATTTGAACCACTTAAAAAGTATAATGTTCATGCAATTGTTGGGAATCATGACTGTTACTACAAAGATACTAATTATGTAAACTCACCAGAACTTCTGTTAAGGTCATATCCAAATATTAAATTATATTCAAAAGCAACTGAGATTCAAGTTGATAAGTTAAAAATATTGATGTTACCTTGGATTAACTCTGAGAACTTTGATGAAACAAAAAACTTAATTGATAAATCTGATTCAAAAATTGCTATGGGTCATTTAGAAATCAATGGATTTAGAGCAACTCGTGGTCATATGATGGAAACTGGTATGGACACAAGTGTTTTTGATAAGTTTGATAAAGTTTATTCTGGACATTTCCATACTCGGTCAACTGATGGTAAAATATACTATCTTGGAAATCCATATGAGATGTATTGGAACGATGTAAATGATACAAGAGGATTTCATATATTTGACACAGATACCTTAGAACATACTTCAATTGATAATCCTTATAAATTATTTTATAACGTATATTATGATGATACTAACTATAAATTGTTTAATACTTCAATTTACAAGAATAAAATTGTAAAGGTTATTGTTCGTAAGAAAAGTAAGATTAAAGAATTTGAAAAATTTATTGATAAACTCTATGCGTCAGGAGTTCAAGACTTAAAAATTATTGAAAATTTTGAAATTCAAGAGAGTGAAGAGTTTGATATTAATGAAGATGAGAATACACTTTCCATTTTAAACCGTTATATTGAGGAATCTGAGTTTAATTTAGACAAAAACATTATTAAAAATATATTTCAAGATCTTTATAGAGAAGCCTGTGAGGTAGAGTAATGTGGTTACTTACATTAAGAGATAAGAGAACTGATGGTGCTTATGCAGTTCACGATGAGAATGGTGATAAGGTTTTGTTTATGTTTGAAAGTCAGGACGATGCAGAAAGATATGCTATGATGGTTCAGGAAGATGAAATTAAACCAAAGACAATGGATGTAATAGAAGTTGACGGAGAGCTTGCCATAACGACATGTAAGAGGTATAATTACAAGTATGCAGTGATTACACCAGATGATTTTGTGATGCCACCTAAGAATGATAGTATTTGAAGAAATTAAATGGAAGAATTTCCTGTCTACTGGAAATCACTGGACGGAAATAGATTTTCAAAAGCACCAAACAAATATGGTGATAGGGAAAAATGGTGCTGGAAAGTCAACCATGTTGGATGCTCTTACTTTTGTTCTGTTTAATAAACCTTTTCGTAAAATTAATAAAGGTCAATTAGTCAATACAAGTAATGAAAGAGATTGTTTAGTTGAAATAAAGTTTAGTGTCAATAATCGAGATTATCTTATAAGACGTGGAATCAAACCAAATATATTTGACATTGAAGTTAATGGCGATCTTCTTCACAGAGAAGCAGATGATAGATCAAACCAAAAAATATTAGAAGAAAACATATTAAAAGTAAATTATAAATCTTTTACTCAAATTGTAATCTTAGGTAGTAGTAATTTTGTCCCATTTATGCAGTTAAGTGGGTCAAATCGTCGAGAAGTTATTGAGGATCTTCTAGATATTCGTATATTTTCTGCAATGAATACTATTATAAAGGACAGGATACGTATTCAAAAGGAAAGTATAAGGTCATTAGACTTAAAGAAAGATAATATTAAAGATAAAATGGATATGCAGAAGAATTTTATCAAAGAGTTAGAAGAACAGGGAAAGAATAGTGTAAATTCTAGTAAGGATAAAATTTCAACTTTAATGGATGATACAGAGAACTGCTCTCTTGAAAATAAAGAGTTGGAAGATAACGTTTCTGATATGACAAAACAGCAAGAAAAACTGATTGGTGCAGGTGAAAAGTTATTAAAGCTTAACAATTTGAAAGGTAAATTGTCCAATAAAGTAACAACCCTTACAAAAGAACATAAGTTTTTTACCGACAATGTATCATGCCCTACATGTACTCAACCGATAGAGGAAGAGTTTCGATTAAATAGAATTAGTGACGTTCAAACTAAAGCCAAGGAACTTAAAAAAGGTTACCAAGACCTTGAAGAGACCATCAAAAAAGAGCAAGACCGAGAACGTCAATTCAATCAATTATCAAAGGAGATTTCTAAACTCAATAATGGCATTTCTAAAAACAACACTAAAATCTCTGGTTTTCAACGACAGATCAGAGATTTGGAATCTGAAATTCAAACTACTACCGAACAATTTAAGAATAGAAATACTGAACATGAAAAACTAAAAGAGTTTAAAAAAAATCTCCAAATAACAATTGAAAAATTATCTGAAAAGAAACAAGATATCAACTACTATGATTTTGCATATTCTCTTCTGAGGGATGATGGAGTCAAGACAAAAATAATTAAAAAATATTTACCATTTATTAATCAACAGGTAAATCGATACCTACACCTGATGGATTTTTATATTAATTTCACTCTCGATGAAGAGTTCAGTGAAACTGTAAAGTCACCTATCCATGAGGATTTCTCATACTCTTCTTTCAGTGAAGGAGAGAAGATGCGTATTGACTTAGCATTACTCTTTACTTGGAGAGAAGTTGCAAGAGTTAAGAACTCAGTTAATACAAATCTACTCATTATGGATGAGGTATTTGATTCATCTCTTGATGGATTTGGTACAGATGAGTTTCTTAAAATTATCCGATATGTTATCAAAGGTGCAAATGTTTTTGTGATTTCACATAAAACAGAATTGAATGATAAGTTCCAAAGTGTTCTTACTTTTGATAAAGTCAAAGGATTTTCAACTATGGTCTCTAGAGAAACTACAGGAGAATAAATAATTTTAAGTTCGGATATCCGTATGATTTTAAAAGACGCATGTGATTCTTTGAAGTTAGAATGTGCATTGAGAGAGTTAGGATTTGTCGATATAGGATGGAAGTGTGTAGCACATGCAGGTATATTTTTTGTACAACCCATGGGTATTCCTGATAATCCAGAAGGAGATCTTCTTGGATTTGCCTTGACAGTTCCCTATGCAAGGCACTATAATAAGATTAAATTAATGACAACAGCAAAAAAAGCATTAGATTATGCAACTGGAGTATGATGAGAGTTTTAGTTACTGGACATAAAGGTTTTATTGGCAGTTATGTTTTTGATTTTCTTAGAAGTAAATTTGAAGATAGTTTAATTGAAGGAGTAGATTTTCCTGATGATATCATGGATATTAACTTTCCTAATGATGATCATTATGATGTTATAATTCATTTAGCTGCTTTCGCTGCTCTTCGAGATAGTATTGAAAATCCAAATAAATTTTGGGAAAATAATGTGCAAAAATCTCAACCTATTTTTGATTACTGTAGAGATAACAATGTTAGATTATTATATGCAAGTTCAGCAGGAGCACATGTCTGGTGGATGAATCCATACTCAATGACTAAAAAAGTAAATGAAGTCCAAGCACCTCCTAATAGTGTAGGTATGAGATTTTTTAACGTATGGGCAGAGGAGAATAGTCGAGAAGATATGCTCTATCGTATGTTAGTCGATAATACTGCAAAATATTTAACAACTCATAAAAGAGATTGGATACATGTGCATGATGTTGCCGAAGCGATTTGTCGTTTGATTCCAAGCACTTTTACTGGTCCTATTGATATTGGAACAGGACAAGAGACCTCTGTTCTAGATTTAGCAAAAGCTTTAGGAAGAGATTCATTACCAGTTAAGGATGTTTTAAATGAACCAGATAGTTTATGTGCGAATACTACTGAGTTGCGTAATTTGGGATGGCATCCTACAATAAATATATTGGAACGTATAAAAGAATATGAACACACCTAATTGGCAACACCATTCAAAGAAAGAAAAGAAACGACATTTGAAACCACAAGCATTGCGTCAAGCAAGGAAACGTCGTGGACAGTTGTTAAAGTGTCTACTCAACCCTCCCAAGCGGAGGGTTTCTTATTATAATGTGTATATAAGATAAAAATCCCATGACAATCCAATACGAAATCAAATCACAACTAGCAAAACTTCTTGCCACAGAAGACCTTGTTGTAGAGCACAAGAAAGTTGAGACTGCATCATTCAATATTGTAAGTCGAGTATTGACTTTACCTATGTGGGAAAATACAACAGAGCAAGTTGTTGATATGTTGGTAAGTCATGAAGTAGGACACGCACTTTATACTCCTAATGAAGAGTGGTACAAAGAATATCAAATCAATCCAAGTGTTGTTAATGTTGTAGAAGATGCTCGTATTGAGAAGTTAATGAAGCGTCGTTATGATGGTATTACAAAAACTTTCTATAAAGGATATACAGAATTACACAATCAGGATTTCTTTCAAGTCAAGAAAAAAGATATAACAAAACTAACTCTTGCTGACCGCATCAACTTATTCTATAAGATTGGATCTCACTACAGAATTTCATTCACAGATTATGAGCAAACACTTGTAGACCGTGTTGGATCTTGTGAGACATTCAAAGATGTATTAGAAGTATCCAAGTTAATTTATGAGTATTGCTTAGAAGAAATTAAAAAGAAAAAAGAAGAAGAAAAAACAGAGCAAGAATCTGAGTTTGAAATAGAGGGAAATCAAGATGGTCAAGGTAGTGGATCTGGATTCGATGAAGGTGAAGAGGGTGAAGGTTCATCTGAAGATACAGAATCATTATTCGAAGAAGAATCTGGTGAGGATGATAATGGAGAATCTCAAGAAGCAAAATCTCTTGGTGGTGGCATGGGTACTGGTGAATCTGAAATTGCCGAGACTGCTGAGAGTCTTGAGAGAGCATTAAAGAGTCTTGCAGTTATGGACGGTATTGAGAATCATTATCTAGAAATACCAGATGTAGATACAGATCAAATCATTATTGACAATGATGTTATTCATGCAATATGTGCTGCTCACTTCGAATCCATTCGTAATGACTTTGAAGAAAAAAGTAAGATAGCAGCAGGTTTAGAAAGAGATTGGTCATTGTATAGTTTGGAAGAATCCATCAAGAGTATGGCAGAAACAGATAAAGAGTTTTTTAAGTTCAAGAAAAATGCACAAAAAGAAGTTAATTATCTTGTTAAAGAATTTGAGATGAAGAAGTCCGCAGGTGCTTATGCTCGTGCTACTACAAGTCGTACTGGTATTCTTGATACAACTAAATTACATACTTACAAGTACAACGAAGATCTATTCAAGAAAGTTTCTATCATTCCAGATGGTAAGAATCATGGATTAATATTTGTTCTTGATTGGTCTGGTTCAATGGCTCGTGAGATGTTAGATACTATCAAGCAACTTTATAATCTAATCTGGTTTTGTAATAAAGTTCAAATACCTTTTGAGGTTTATGCTTTCACTGAGAACTTTCCGAATCAAGATGAAAATGGTGATGCGAAAGAATCTTATGAACCAAAAAATGGATTGTTTACAGTCAGACCAGGTTTTAGTTTGATGAATTTATTTACCAGTAAAGTTCGTGGTAAAAACTTAGAAAATCAATTAAAGAATATATTCTATATTGCTAGATCATTTCATGATTATCATGCAAATAGCATTGTTCCTTTTGGTATGAGTTTATCAGGTACACCACTTAATGAGTCAATCGTAGCACTACACAAAATCATTCCACAGTTCCGTAAAGAGAATGGTGTTGAGAAAGTCAATTGTGTAATACTTACAGATGGTGAAGCATATCAATTAAATTATCATCAAGAAGTTCAGAGAGGATGGGAAGATAAACCATACATGGGGTCACGTTCAATAGATAATAGTTGTTTCCTACGTAATCGTAAAACAGGTAAAACATATCGAACAGGAGATTCGTGGCACTCATTCACACCAATTCTACTCAAAGACCTTCGTGATACTTTTCCTGATGTAAACGTTGTTGGTTTTCGTATCATGTCACCAAGAGACGTTTCAAGTTTCCTTCGTGTCAACTGTGATGACTACAATAGTTTAGAAGTTGAAAAGCACAAACTCACTTGGAAAAAGACAAAAGCAATCGCACTCAAAGAAACTGGATATAATGTTTACTTTGGATTATCATCTGCTGCCCTTGCAAATGATTCTGAATTTGAAGTTGAAGAAGATGCTACAAAGGCACAAATCAAGAGAGCATTTACTAAGTCACTTACTACTAAAAAGATGAATAAAAAAATCTTAAATGAGTTTGTAACTATGATTGCCTAAATACTAAAAAAAGTGTCTATAGAGATGAAGACCTATAAGGAATTTGTACAAGAAAGTAGTCTTTCAAGAATCAAAAGTAAATCTGATAAGGGTGGTATGGCCATCCTATCAGGTTCGAGGGGTGACAAGTCTAAGAAAGAGAATCAGGCAAGAGCAAAGCAATTAGATAAAGATATTCGTGGTAAGGGTCTACCAGGTGCTACAAAGGTCACTGGATCATATGTAGAGAAAGATAAGTCTGGTAAAGAAACAAAAGTAAAGGAGAGATCACATGTAGTGACCTCTGGAAAGATGGGTAAGAGAAAATTTAAAAAGGCAGTGAAGTCACTTGGTAAGAAGTATGGACAAGACTCTGTGTTGACACAAACTAAAAAAAGTGGTACACTATCAGCAACACGAAAAGGTGGTCTTGGAAAAGATAAAAGAATAGGTGTTGGTAAATTCAAACCACAGGGTAAAAACCCAGAAGGACAATCACAAATCAAAGGTAAAACTTTTACATACGGATGATGACAGAAAAACTTTATGATGACTCCAATTGGAGAGAAGATTATAAACAATATACAAGTAATAAGAGACATCTTGAACTACTTGAGAATGGACCTCATAGTCTTTCACAAGCTTGGTTATTAGGTGCATTGCATAATGAATGGAAGAAAATAAAAGGATATGATAAACTTGATCCAAAAGAAAATGTGGGACAAAATCAATCTTCTATGCAGGAGTTCTTTCTAAAGCAGAAAGATCAAGGCATATAAGACCAGTTAACAAAGTGGCACATTAGTTGTTGTTTACGTGGTAACTTACACTATAATAAGTATATCGAACAAACAACTACATCATGCCTTACACTCCCTTCACTGTTAAAATGACCGAAGATCAAATTACTGATAAGTTAAGATCACTTTACGGTACTGAATTTACTACAGCAGATATCAAAGCATTCTGCTCTATGAATGATATTCATTACAATACAGTCACCAGAAAATTACAAAAATATAAAGTATCCAAAGGTAAGTGGAATCTTGAAGTTACCCAAGAAGCAGTTGAACAGATTGAAAAAACATTCAATTCTCCATCCGCACAAGTTCAAGAAAAAAACTTAGTTCCAAGTCGAGATGAGACATTTGTACCTTTTGGTGGATTCAAAGATATAAAAAATATAATCAAATCCAAACAATTCTATCCTGCATTTATTACAGGATTGTCAGGTAATGGTAAAACATTTTCTGTTGAACAAGCATGTGCCCAATTAAATAGAGAATTAATTCGTGTGAATGTCACGATAGAAACAGATGAAGACGATCTTATTGGTGGGTTTCGTCTTGTTGATGGCAATACTGTTTGGCACAATGGTCCTGTTATTGAAGCACTTGAGAGAGGTGCTATCCTTCTCCTTGATGAGATCGATCTAGCATCTAACAAGATTCTATGTTTACAATCTATTCTTGAGGGCAAAGGTGTCTTCTTGAAGAAGATAGGTAGATGGGTAAACCCTGCTGCAGGATTCAACATAATTGCGACTGCGAATACAAAAGGTAAGGGATCTGAGGATGGTCGTTTTATTGGTACTAACGTATTGAATGAAGCATTTCTTGAAAGATTCCCTGTGACTTTTGAACAATCATACCCATCCGTTAAGATTGAAGAGAAGTTACTTTGTCTTCATTCCGCAAGTGTCGGTGTTCATGATGGGCAATTCATCAAGAAACTTGTTGACTGGGCAGACATCATTCGTAAGACATTCTATGATGGTGGTATTGAAGAGATTATCAGTACTCGTCGTCTTGTTCACATCATTCGTGCATTCTCTATCTTTAAAGATAAGGCAAAGGCAATCCAAGTTTGCACAAATCGTTTTGATGATGATACTAAGCAATCATTCATGGAACTTTATGACAAAGTAGATGCGGACGTTAATTTTGACAAGGATTCTGATGAAACCGTATAAAAAGTATTATGACCTTTATGAGGAACAACCTTATAAAGGTTTCATGAGGGGCAATCTAGAAAACCGAATTAGTATGACAGTACTATGGGTTTACTTAGTTATATTTGGACTCATGTTTATTCGCGGTCTTATTTTATTTTTAAGTAGATGAATCTTTGGAAAAGTTATAAAGATGCCCTACACAAAACGTTCCCTCTCCATAATAAGGCAGGGAGCGTTTGGGCACAATGGGAAAGTAAAGGAACTTCTCTAACAGCAAAGACATACACAACTCCTCACTTTATCAAAGCAAGAGAAGTTGAAATATGGGATGATAAAAGTTGTATTTACAACAATATCATATATCCAAAGACAGGCAGTAACCTTCCCTGTTTTGGTATGGACTTGATGGGATTCTTTCAGAAGAAAGTTATAATTGTATTTGACTTTCAACATCCAGTCGAAAATTATTTGTTCTCAGTTGAAGGACTACCAAAGAGTAAAGGAGACTATCGTTTCTTTGAACCTGGTAATCACTTCTCCGAGAATGTTTTTATTGCTAAATGCACTATGGATGAAGTGGACGATCACTTAGAAATGTTTACCAAATACTTGACAAAGTATAAGGATATGATAGACTTAGAGAAACCCACTGGTGAAGACACTAGTGTTTATAAAGACTTCGATGCTTATATGACTAAACTCGACCCAGTATCAGGATATCTGAAGGGTAAGTTTGGAGAAGAAAAAGCAGAGAGTCTAGTGAATGACTTTTTATTTTGCTATGATTAATGCATGGAGTTTAGCGTGGGATGTTTTAAATGGAACTATGGACGAAGAATATCCTATTATCGATACTAAACTTGGAGTAGGAAATACTGCTCATGAGAATGATGGACTTGATTATGAAAATAGTTTATATGAAAGTTCCTCTGGTGATGATTTTATGGCAGACGTAGATGATCAAAGAGCACATCATTTCGGATCAGTAACATTATATGATGATTATGATACTGATATGAATTTAACCATCAATGGAGAAACAGAAATGGATTTTGATTTTTATGAACCTAAAAGAAACCATCAATATAAGTATCATGAAGATGAAATCTTAAAAGACATTCAAGAATATGTCTCAAGTACATATAACGGACACTATACAGGATCTAAAAATGAGTTTCGTAAAGTCCAGACTATCGATCTGATGGCAGCAAGAGATTTAGCTTCTGATTTTTGTCAGGCAAATATCTTAAAGTATGGTAGTCGATATGGAAGTAAAGACGGAAGAAATAAAAAAGACTTGATGAAAGTCATACATTATGCTATGCTATTAGCACACTTCGATGGACATTATGGAGAACCTTCAATGCCATCTGGAAACTTTGACCAAATGCCTTAATTTAAAAAATAATGACCATGAATTTATGTGATAACACATTAGGTATCCTCAAGAACTTTGCGGGTATTAACAATTCAATTCTTGTAAAGGAAGGAAATCAACTTCGAACAATTTCTGTAGCAAAGAACATTCTTGCCGAAGCGGAGATAGATGAAGATTTTCCTCGCCAATTTGGAATATATGATTTAAACCAATTCTTGAATGGGTTAAGTTTACATCAAGATCCTGATCTTGATTTTACTGAAGAATCATATTTAACTATTCGTGAAGGAAAGAGAAGAGTAAAATATTTTTTCGCAGATCCACAAGTAATTGTCGCACCACCAGAAAAAGAAATATCACTTCCAAGTGAAGATGTTTGTTTTCAATTAGATAGCACAGCACTTGATAAGTTACTTAAGGCAGCAGCAGTATATCAACTACCAGATCTATCGGCAGTTGGTGGAGAAGGTGTTGTTAAACTTGTTGTGCGTGATAAAAAGAATGATACTTCAAATGAGTTTGCTGTTGTAGTTGGTGAAACCGATAAGAACTTTGTATTTAATTTTAAAGTTGAAAATATTAAAATTATACCTGGTGCTTATGATGTAGTTGTATCATCAAAACTTTTATCTAAGTTTACTAACACTAACTTTAATTTAAAATACTACATAGCATTAGAACCAGATTCTACATTTGAGTAATGCAGAAGGAAATTTTTTTTACTGAAGATGAAATGCAAATTATTCGAGTTTGCTTGAATAATGCACCTTGCCCTTATGATGTAGGAGACGGTGCTAAAGCAGTAAAGATTTTGATTGAAAAAACTGGTGAACCAAAACCTTTAAAGGGGGAAAGTTTACCTTTAGTTGAATGTGATTTAACCAAGTACGAAAAATGAACAACATCGGATTAGAGGTTGTCTTTTGGACAGCGTTATCAATTTACCTCTTAGCAAAATTAGGAGCATTTAAAAAGAAATAGTTAAAACCCATGAGATTGCAATTCTGGTATTCCAAAGGTGTTAAACAATGGCACTGGACATTACACACTCGTCACTATGCTCCAAAGGGGCAAAACTACTATCATACCTCTGGATCTGGAACTGATGT